TAACCTTCCAGGAATATCTTTAAAGAATTTAATTACATCATCAAAAATTCCACTTAACCTTCTAGGAATATCTTTAAAGAATTTAATTATGTCGTTAAAGATGTCAGCAAGTTTAAATCCTTTAAGTGCAATAGAGATATTCTTTAGTATATCAATTATTTTTCCAAATGATTTTCCTACCTCGGCGGCGAGCGCCCCCAAAATATTAAAGGCAGACACACCATTCTTGCCATCTTTCTTACCTAAAAGAGATTCTAATATCTTTTTTAAATAACTGTTGGTGTCTTTTTGTTCGTCCAGAATATCAGTATATAACTTTCTCTGTTCGTTATAATTTTCTTCTGCAACACCTCTTTCAGATTTTCTCTGGTCTTGCTCTCTCTTCATTGCCGAAGATTGACCCTTTAGAGCCTTTTCAATACCACTTAAAACTGGACTCAATAATGAAGGATTTGCGGAAACAAAGGCGCCTTTCATTCCCGAAGAAAATCCGGAAATTTGTTTACTTATTTGTTCCCCCAACTTACCGATTAAGTTATCTGCCATATTTGTTCTTTTTTTTACCTATTTCTAGATTTTGACTTAGCACTGGCGGCTTCTTCCCGTTGTCTCTGAGTATCTTCCTTAATCCATTGTGTCAGTAGAGTAATGTAAATTTCTCTCTCAAAAGGCATCATCTCTTCTAATTCAGTCAAACTATATTTATGATGTTGCATCAGTGCAAAATTCGTTTTATAGTAATTAACTAAATTATCATGAGAGAGGCCTATCCGAAAAAACTAGACATACCTTCTAATTCAGCAGATTCGTCACATCCACATGCTGGGCACGTCCATTTGATGGAGTGTTTTAATTTTGGCATGGTGGTAAAGAATTGAGTAACTTTAGTAAACTGTTCCTGAGAAAGGTCGTTTACAAAAGATACAATTTCTTCTTTTGGAGTTTCGCTTGCAGGATAAACACTTTCCATATCATAAATGTAATCAACACTCTCACACACCACTGAAACAATGGATTCAATTTGAGATTGATTTTGTGCATTTTGCATTTTATTTGCAAGAGCAATTGTTGGATACTTCAAAGCAATACCAATATTACTTTCTACATCTAAAATAATTTTAGGGCTGTGATTTTCAGATTTTTCTACATTGACATCCATTAAATTAATTTTATAACTATGAGTGTGTTCGCAAATCTCACCTTTGCTGTTTGTTTTATTTCCATGCCCCAATCTCAAGTCTACAATTTCTCCAATTGATTTTGCTCTCAGACGAAGGAAAAAGTATTCCAAGTCGAACATAGGCAATTGGTCAACGTCTATTTCATCAAGTGCGCAATTGCCGATAATTTGTTTAATCGCACGAAACATTTCACCCTGTTCTTGACTCTCAAGAGCCATTAGCAGAATTTTTTGTTCCTTGACTAGAAATGGTCTGTATTTTATTTGCGCATTACTTGATGGTAGTGTCAATTCAAAGATGGGGGATTTAATTTTTGGTAAAGCCATGATAAGATTCCTTGTTTTATATAGTTAATGGTGTGTTCAAAAAATCAACATTATGATATCTATACGAAATCGTAACATTAAATCTTTGATAGGTGTCATTCTCTTCCCAATTTGCAGTCATTGGACCCAATGCAATTGGAAATGCATTGTTTAGAGAATATTTTACGAGTTGAACTTTGTTGTCATTGATTTGTGTCACAGTTAGTTTACCTCCATAAGCATATTCATCATAATAACGAACTAGCCCACCAGAATTATCTGACCCGTAATTTGTGTGTGGAGTATAGACAATGTTGTCCATCCAAATTTCAAAGAATTTTCTTTCACGCATATCTTCTGATGCCATGATTGTCAAACTCATATCATTGTATGTAGTGTCATATGCGTACTTAACTGTGGCACCATATGAAGTGTCGTCAACAGTTGCAATTGTTTTTCCTGGCAGTTCTGCGGCTTCACATCGAAACTTAAATGTCGTATTCAAGTCTCCAGCTTTTAAATTATTTGATGCGAACCAAGTTGATATATTGGTATCCGTGTTACCGTTTCTAGCCGACCCATGTAGTGTTGCCAGTCCGGCAGTAACACTCCTATTGTTAATTAAATTTTGTATAACAGTAGGTAAAGTAATCTCAGCAAAAAATTGATTAGGCCTTACTGGGCTATAATTTGCTTTAAAGGTTGATATACTAAACATTAAATCATGCTCCTGCTGTCTTTCCAAACAGTCTCTTTGGTGGCCTTTTGAAATCGTTCAAAAGGTAAGAATAATGCAATATCCCATTCGACAGCAGTAATTTCTAAAAAGGGCGAACGAACGTGGTCATATAAGTAATGTTTTACGATAGGCTTATATGCTTTATATTTAGCCGCACCTTTTAGTATGGCGTAAGACAATCTTATTTTAGTCGTTTTATCGTATTTGTTATTTGTAACTGTCGAATAAACTGCATCCATTAATTTAGCACGAAGAATTGGCGGTAAGTAATGAAAATTAATTCCCAAAAATCCATCTGAGTATTTTTCAACAGGAAAAATTAAAGGAAATATATCATAATAGGGTAATGTTTTTTTGCCTTTGGGATCATATCTAAATAGATACATCATTCCAGGTTCAATGTCGGCAACTTGACGTTTTTTCTCAAATTGACGTATAATGCGACTAGGGCTGGTCGAACTAACACCTTTAAATTGACTTGCGGCATCACGATACCACTCACGGGCTTCAGCATTACGAGCCGGCGCTTGACCTGCTTGAATGCCTTGATAAATGAGTTCCTTAAATATTATCATGAATGCCTTATGATTAAATACAACATATATTTATGTCAAATCCTTTTCCGTAAGTATTTTGAAATCCCATTTTCTATCTTCACAGTATTGAGTTGCAGCAGTCCATTTTGCACAATTGACGCCCCAAGTCATAACTTCATTTAGAAATCTATGAGTTGGTTTTTTCCCAGATTCAAGACGTTTAGGTTCTTTTGTTTGAGAAAATGGTTTCACCTCAATTAAAGATGATTGTAGAGTTCCGTTTGAATTGCGATAGTGTATCCAAAAATCTACAAAATATCGATGCCAACGTTTATCGATTGGCGACACATAAGGAACAACAACTTCTTCAGACGACCATTTTAGTATAGAAGAATTGGTGTCGCAATACACCATAAATCTGCGTTCCAACAAACTTCGATAAACAATTTTTGTTGGATCGCCATCATATTTTGATGAATTTTTAGGTTTATATTTGCCTCTGTATGCCATAGTGAATGTATAAATATAGTTAGTTATTTATACATTAGATATAAAGGAATTCTACATGACACGTACGGTTTTTCATTTAACAAGCGATGCTGGAGACACATCATTTCCTGATGCAGATGCTACGCCGGGCATCAATGTCGGCTCGGCCGCACAGGATATCAGCAGATACTCAATAGTGGGGCAGGGACCATTTCAATATCCGTTAAACAATGATGGATTTAATGTTCCGTATATGAGATTTATAATTTTAGATGCATCAGGATCAAAAATAAATACCGCCCCAAGAATTTCATTGAAACTTCCGAACTCTTTTAATCTATCAAATTTCTCCGATTACAGCAAAACGGATCAAATTTTTGGAGGAAGAGAGGAGTTCAAAAACGCAACCACAGGAAAAACAACAACAGACGAGAGCAAGGGTGGTAGTACGTTTGACGCATCCACTTATACCCAAGCAGCAGGAGACGCACTTAGATATACACTAGAAAAAGGATTGACAAATGTGCTAGGTTTTATATCATCTGCGGGTATAGGTAATGCCAGCCAATATGAATTTTTAAATAGAAGGGCTATTAATCCACAATCACAATTATTGTACAAAGGTCCTCAATATAGAAAATATCAAATTCCAGTCACAATGCGACCGAGAAATCAAAAAGAAGCAGACAATTGTGCGGCTATTATTAAAATATTTAGATTAGCATCATCACCCACAGTGCCTGGTAGTTTGATTGGTGGTTCGCCAAACGATGACTCCACTTCAGTTCTTGGAGCAGGTTCATCCTTTACTTTTGGATATCCACATTTAGTTCAATTTAATATTAACTTTCAGCAAGTAAAAACAGTAAGCCGTCAAGGCGGAACAATTCAAGTACTGTATCGCAGTAAAGTTTGTGCAATTGATTCCGTTAGCGTAGATTATGGTGGGCAAAAGATGACATTCTTTGAAGATGGCAAGCCCACAGAAATGAATCTCACAATTCAATTAACCGAAATCACACCAAGAACAGTTGGCGATGCTAAAAACGATGCTAGAAGTTCAGACTCAACATTTGCATAAATATGTTTAATTTATTTCCAAAAATAGAATATAGTATAAATGAATTCGATACATTAAAAGTTGTAGATATTAACGTATCTGCAAAAATTAAAAAAAGTATCAACTCATATCGCTCACTTGGATTGAGGGCATATGTCGTAAAAAACGGAGAGTTGCCTGAAATTGTTTCAAATAAAGTTTATGGTTCTCCAAGATACAGCTACATTATAATTTCCATTAATAGTATTCATAGCATATATGATGATTGGCCTAGAAGTGATGCAATATTTAAAGATTTTTTAATAGAAAAGTATGGTAGCATTACTACAGCTAAAAACACAACACATTCGTGGTATACTGGAAATAATAATACTGTGA